ACGGTCTAGCTACCAATGTCATTTTACACACGGCAGGTGTATTAGATGTCGTACCGTTAGAAACATCGTATTGCATCAGATAAGCCGTATAGCCTGCGGGTACAGTCCACAACGCCATTAAAGTCTGGTTTGTACCGTCACCGTTAATCGTAGCGTAAATATTTGCAGGAACACCTGCGGTAACAGTGCCCGTTCCTGCATATATTATACCAGCGTTAGAACCGCCAGAACCTGCGGATCGCACAATCATCCGATTTATACGAAGATAAGACTGTGTGCTATTTACCGCCGTTTGTCCGTTTAAGGTAACTACCTCATTGATTTCATTGTAGTCACCATCCAAGCCAAACAATTCAACAGTTCTGGCCCCTGTACCTGCCGATGTATCATTGGCAGAACTACTTGAAACCTTTAAAACAGAGGCCGCAGATAAGTATGAGTATAAACCGCCTTGTTGCCATATAGTTTCTGTTACATTTGCAACTGCCGCATTGTTACCAAACTTGTAAACTGCCTCGTGATAAGCAACCTGCCCACGAGCAACTTGAAGCTCAAACGGCTCGCTAGTACCGACTCTGGATATAGAACTTACTTCACGAGCCATAATTTACCCCCTAACTATAGAAAATAGTCATAGCCGTGACGTTTGTCGCAACAGAAACATACAGATCATTGGTAAACAAAACACCCTCGTCCGGAATGTTCACAGAGTGTGAATCCGATGCTAAAAAGTCGATGTCGAGAACAGTTGCGCCCCCGTTACCGTCTGTCAAAGTCAAACGACCCGCGCCAGCGCCTGTCAAAACCTGCACCTGACGAAGACGGTTGCGACCAATACTAGCCGCTCCTGTCCCAGTCAGACGTTTTGTTTTTACGTCTGAATTAGCCATTATTTGCTCTCCGCTTTCTTCGTTGTTTTCTTAGCAACTTTTTTGGGAGCAGCTTTTTTTACAGGTTTTTCCACCCACGCCTCGTTGACGTCTGGCGTCGAAGGATCATCAGCCTTCAAAGTGCCGTCGTCATTACGTGCGCGAACTTTTTCGACCTTAATGCCGCGAGCTGCTAGTTCTTCATCAGAAGGTGGACGAAACCGATTACTCATGTTTCACCCCCTTACGCTGAAGCGGTAGCGCCAGTATCTACACGAATCCAGTTGGAACCGTCAGAAAACACTAAGTTGCCAGTGCCGTTACCGGTTGTTTCAGAAGCTTTTAACGCGTCAGAAGCATAAAGAACGGTGCCCGCACCCGCTGAAGCAGCGGCAGGAAGTGTAGCAACAGTGTATGATGGAACTTTGATGTCGCCGACAAAACCATTTGTGGATGTCACTGGACCATTAAAGGTAGTTGATGCCATGGTATATTACCCCTTGCACAAGGTTTCGCCTCGTAGTCTGTGCAACGTCAGGAGGGCAGATACCTGTCTACGAAGCTAATATGTTACGCCCTGCCAAAACTATAGCCCAGCTTTAAACAAAAAGAAAGGGGCCACATAAGTGGCCCCTAGTTTGTATTCAGGGAGGTGGTTTATGAAAAAAAAACCAATTCCCTTATAACACAAATTACGCTGCGCCGGGAGTCCCGAATACACAACGCCAGTCAGAAACGCCGAAGCTGTAACGCTCACGCGCTTTAAAGCGCATGTTACCGGTGTCAAAATCACCTTCCATTGCCGTTTTAATTGGCGAACGGTTGAAATATTTGAAGCCGTTTGGAGCGTCAGTCTTAATGAAGAATGCGTCTGTGTCTGTTAGGAAGTGGTTAACCACTGCACCTTCAGGCAACATACCCATTGCTTTCATCGCGTTCAGATCGTTGTCCGCTGTACCAGAGCGCAGGTTCGAGTTGATAACTCGCTCTGCGATGAACTGAAGCTCTTTCGGGATGATTAGCTTCATACCGCGAACCGCAATCTTTAGACCACGTTCGTCTGTCAAACCTGCGATATCAATCAACATCTGCTCAAGCGAAGTTTCGTTCAAGTCAGCCGCTGTTGTTAGCAGGTTGCGCTGGTTACCCGATAGAGATGGGTGTGCGCTTGAGCAAAGTGCTGCACCGTCGCCGACTGGGCTGCTTGTGCTGAACGCGTTGTTCAGGATAGACGCAGCTTTAATCTGCTTGGTCTGCGCCATAGAGCGAGCCAATGCTTTGGTGTAGCGTGATGCAAGACGATCATAAAGGTTATCTTCGATAGCCTCCTCAGTGATCGAAAACGCCAACGCGATGGTTTCGTGTGTGTAACGAGCTGTGTAGGTTTCCTGCGCCTCGTCAAAACTGATGGCTCCGCCTTCAGATTTTGTCGGTGCTGTAGAAAAGCCCCCAAGCATAACTTCTTCTTCGAATGCACGGTCAGATGACTCTTCTTCGAAAACTTCAGAATGCTCATTCTCGTAACGGTTATATTCAAGGCCGAACAAGGCATTAAGGCCGGGTTCCAGCTCTTTCGCTAATTGTGCGCGAGAGATAGCCATTGATTAAGCCCTCCTTACAAGCCTGTGGAATCCGCGGTGGTTTGAGAATCAAACCGGCGAGTTCCAGCGTTAAAGTGTGCGTTCAGACGAACGATAAGCGGAATACCAGCGGCTGTATAGTCGCTGTTTGCTTCGTCATCCATGATGCCAACGATACGAAGAGGCAATGTTGCCGTCACCGCAATTGACGAAACACTCAATGCAGAGTTTGACGAACCCGTATTGGTAGAACCAGTACGAGCTGACGTACCTAGAGACGCGTTAGCGAATACACCTGCCAAAGCAGTTGCGCGGTCAGTCAGAGAAGCGTCAGACGCTACTTTAAAGAGTTGGTTAGGGTTGTCAGCTACAAACGCCTTGACAGGGTAGTTTGTGTCTACGCTGACTGAACCTGAACCGGGCCAGTAGTTTAGCCATACAGGTTTTTTCTGTACGGAATCATGATACTCCACACCCATCAGGACACCAAGCGCCTGCGTAGTACCACCGTTTGTGGCACCAGCATAGTCGATAACGCCGCTCGCAGTTGGAACAACGATACCGTACTGGTAAATCGCATTGGTGTTGTTAGAAGCGATCTCATACTGGGTTACACCAGTTGAGTTTGCACCGCTGCCAACAAGCCCGATAGGACGAAGACCGTAGGCTGTCGATTGGTTAGCCATTGTTTCTTTCTCCTATTGGGGTAGCCCTATCTTTTGGGGCCACCGAAGGTTACACGAGATTGACGGTCAGGCTTGCTGATCGTCATGGTTGAATGTGCATTCTCGCGCATCATGTCAGAATCAACAGCTTGCATTTGGTCCTGATTGCGTTGTGCAAAATATTCAGAACGCTCTGCTACAGTTTCCTCTGGAATACGAGCGAGAAGCAGTCCGCCTACTCCAAACACACCTTGGTATTTACCTGAATCGACAACTGGCGCTTCAAAATCAGGATACTCGTCCTTACGAACCAGTTCCCAACCTTCGCGCATTTTCGCACTAATGTTCTTCGTGTCATCAAAACCACGCGTTTCCGCGCGAATCCAACGATGCTTGAAGCCATCAGGGGCAGGCGGTGCATCTAACATTGACGGGGGAGCCCAAGGCTTACGAACGGCCTGTTTCTCCCGGGTTTGGTTAGCGCGAGAAGTTCGATTTATACTTTGTTCAGTCATGCTCTTACTCCTTCACGTATTTCGCATATTCTTCTAGCGGCACACCCAATTTCTTCGCAATAGCGACTTGGCTCGGGGTGAGTCGAACCTTTTTCCCACTGCGCCCAGTATTTGAAGTTCTCGAAGCACCAACAACCGTCTGAGCGGCACGTTTATTGGCACTTTTCCCACCATTTCCGAACTTGTCGGATATACGGCGGTCGAGTTCAGTATAGTAGTCATCGCTCTGTGGGTCAAATCCTTCGTCTTCGACGAGCTTTTTGTGTATCCCAAAAGCGGCATAGGTCATGGCTTCGTCTTGACCAAACCATGAGTTTTTCAACGCCCACTGTTCCGCCTTTGGATCAGGCCGACGCGGTTGTTGTGCAGGCATTGGTTGTTGCGCGGGCTGTCGCGCCGCAGCTTGCTGTTGCTGCGCATAACGCTCTTGCTGTACTTTAGCTTGCTGCGCACGGTCTGCTTGAATAGCCAAATTTGTCAGCTTACGCTGCGCTTCTACCGTTTTCTTAGAATCTCCAACCTCAATAGCACGAGCCAACTCGTTTTCAGCTTGCTGGATTTCAGTATTAACGCGGTTGGTGTACTCATTAACATAGTTTGTATCCATGCTGCTCATGCGCTGCTTGAGCGTTTGAGCCTCAGTCTGTACAGCTTGCGCGTATTTAAGGGCTTCCTGCTCACGGCGTTCAGCTTCGCGCATTTTTTTTGTCAAACGGTCAATACGCTTTTGCGTAGCATTTTCCGCCCGACGGAAATTCTCATCGGAGCCACCATCGTCTTCAGCTTCAGCGCCTTGCGCCTCTACCTCAACTTCGGTTTCCTCTCCTTCAAAATCAAGTTCTACCTGATCTTCGTCTCTTACTTCGTTCATGATGCACCTTTATAAATGATGGATGTCTTCTGGGTCCAGAATTTGAGCCAATATCTCGTCATCGTTGAGAATACGGACTTCTCCGCCATCGATCTGAAAGCGCGAACCAGCATAGCGAGCAAACATTACCCACTGCTTTTCTTCACACCACGGACCGGACGGAAACTTTTCGGTGTCTTTGTATGCCAAAGGACCGACTTTTAGGACATATCCTACCTGCGTGGAAATGTTGCTTTTCTCCTGCACTTCGCTTGGAATGTAAATTCCGCCCGCAGTTTTAGCTTTTCCTTGGTAGGGGAGGATCAAGATACGCCAACCAGTCGGGTTGGGCATACGATCCAGAAGACTTGCGCCAATCGCATCAGGATTAAGACGAGGTTTTTCGACGTAAGCGTCGGCGATACTGAGCTTTTCTGGCTCGTTATCGGTGGTTTTTGCCATTGCAGCTACGCCTTCGGCGGCAGCCTTTAAGTCAATTTTTGCTGACTCAGTCATCAGATAGCTCCTGTTTATCTAGCAGGCCCTTGAGTTCCTGTTCCACGTGATTTAGGCATTCAAGGTTGCCCATAAGCTCACGATAATGCTCCATAGACTTTACGTTTCCATTAATCATAAAGTCCTGACAGCCTTGGCGGCGTTCACGGATAATCCGAAACACCGCCTCGGCTATATATATTTCATTCATCCAGCCCTCGCATATTATCGAACATTATTCGATAACATCCTAGCATCTCTTATATGCTTACATCAACCACTTATAAATTTTTTTGGTTTTGTCCAAGCGATCATCAAGGCCGTGAGTGCCGCCGTTCACACGACGTGTGATTTCAGTAATGACGTCGTCGTTTACCCCTTTGTCTGCGATCTTAAACAAGCCGTTACGCTGAAAAAACCAAAAGGCGCTTTCAAAAGCATATTCTGTAGCCACCAAATCAGGGTCTTTCATAACGTCTGGTAAGCGCATTTCCGCCGCAAACTTACGGTAATTTGTCCGACCGGTGCATTGTAAAAATCCACGGCCTCGCCAGCGCCAGCCATCGCCATCTTCGGTATTACCAAGAGCGCCACCTTTTGATCTGTTTTTATCCATATAAACGTAATTGGCGATCTTCTCTGGATTACGTGCGTAATCTGCGGCATTTTCTTTGCCTTCGCCAAAGTAACGACGGAACACACGGTTTAAAGCGTCTTCCGAATAGTTAAGGTTTTCTTCGGTTAGTTTGAAAAAACCGCTTTCGTGAGCAGACTGTCCAAGTAAGTGCGCTGCGCGTTCCGGCGACAATTCGTACTGTTTTGCAATAGCTTTCGCCGTGTTTGGGCCAAAAGCACCGTCCGGTGTCGCCCCACAACGAGCTTGCAAAGCTTTCATTGCTGCGCTCATTTCATATCTCCCTTCATATCAAGCATTCCCTCGTGGTCACGATTGATGTATTTGAGTTCGTTTTCTAGTAGCGCGACGCGTTGTTGAAGTGTAGTAATTGCTTTTATCGTAGAAGCAAGCTGTTCATGGTCTTCCCAAATTTCTTCGGTTTCATTCCACAGATACTCAATCTCCATAAACGCGTCTTTGACGTCACGCTTCAAATTGACGTTATCTTCAATAGCCATCTTAGACCCAAGTTGGCTAACAGTTTCTTCTAAACTTGCAACAGTTGCGGCCTGTTGTGATACCCACCAGACACCGCCAGCAAGTTGCACAGCCATCGCCGCCACAAGAGCTATAGGTACTTTAAGGTTATCCATTATTTTTTACCGCCAAAGAATTTGGTAGCTGACCTTACGGCAAAGCTACTAGCTACGATTACACCCAACGTATATTGATACCACTCCGGCATCTGCTCCAAAGCTGCAAAGCCTTCTGCTACCGTGGTGCGGCCCCAATCTCCTGTAAAACAGAGAATTAACGGGATCGAAAAGAGTAGAACGAGGTATTCGTCTTTCCACGAGTTCATGGTGCCCTGCGCCATGATCTTTTCCCACTCCGCCTCAGACGTAGCGGCAGACTTCATTATGGTCGCTTTCGCTTCCGCCTCCACGAGCTTTAGGTTAGCCGCCGCTGCTTGTGCGTCTGCTTTACCCTTGAGCCAGCCCCCCGCCAGCTCAGTTAGAGGTCCGATTAGAGCCTGTAGCATTCTTAGCCTCCATTGCGTTAAATCCAAAATATGCTGCGGTTACACCCGAAACAGACACCACATAAACCGCCGCAATGTCCGCAATCAAAGTCGCTGCGTCATTCAAGCCCATCAAAGAGGAAAATAAAATTACGAGGGGATATAAAACCATGCCCGATAGGGCAAACCAAGTCATGTTTCGTTGCGCATCACGCTTTGCGTCCGCGTCTTCCATTCTACGACGACGGTCTTCCAGCATGATCTCCCGTTCATCTGGATCGATTTTACCGTTGCCGTTTAAGTCATAGTCTTCCTTAGTCATCCAAGTACCTTTCGGCTATACGCTTATGCGTGGTCAGTATAATGATTTTTCCGTTTTTGTCATATACAACATATTGACCCAGCTTATTCGAGCGTAACTTGGAGGCAGAAAAGCCCGGAGTTTTGGTGTTTTCTGAGGACTTTTGCTTCTGCTTTTTGGTCATAACATGCGTCTTCAGTAGGAAATGTACCTAATTGATAATACTCCATGTTGCCGTTTAAAAGATGTATCCAGACCAAAACCCACATTACCAACGACCTTGATTTTTACCAATCACCCAAATGACGAAACTCATAATGACGATGCCTATCGCTGCGGCTAAAATACCCACGATCCACTCAATAATTTTGCGTTTCAACTCTTCTTTACGATAAAGCTCTTCTTTGCGCTGCTTACGCATTTTAGCCTCAATAGACAGCACTTCTTCCCAAGCAGACGGCCCATAGTGCCAGCTAATATAGCTTTTTATCTCCTTGCGCATATTTTCCATTTTCTTTTTCTGCGCAAATATCTCTAAAGCAGTCTCCTCATCCGAACCTTTAAAGGAATACCACGGAGGATTCTTACTTTTCTCTTCTGCGTAGTTAAAATCGGAAAACGCCTTACCCCATTGGGAAAGCTGACCTGTCATGTCTTGGAGGTCGCGGCCCACAGATATGCCATGCTTAATCGCGTTAAACGCGCTCGTGGCAATTCCTGCCGCTGTAATGGGATCAATCATAAAAAGCTACTCCCGTAAGACAGGAATAACTTATCACAAAATTACATAACTTAGAACACGCCTTGAAACCGCTGCGGTCGGGCAATCGGGCTAAAACCCTTCACCACGCCACCTCGCGCCATACGCGTTGCCTTGTCTTCGCCAGCTTTAGACAGAGCAATCGCCACCGCTTGGTTCTGCGGATAGCCCTCATCCTTTAGCTTAGAGATGTTGCTGCTTATCGTTTTCTGGCTTTTACCCTTTTTCAAAGGCATCTTAGCAACCCATGTGCATGGTGCCTTTAATTGCAGCACCCGTACCACGCGTTTTTACCTTGCGCATCTTGTCGCCAGCCATCGGAGCAGGCTTTTGCTTGCCAACCATCTCTGGCTTTGGAGCATCCTTCGGCGCAGAGCCGTTCACTTTTACTTTACGATTTTTCATTGTGGAGTTCCTCTGTTGTTACGTTGTTTAAGCAGCTCGCGCTCCATAGCCGACTGAATACGAGCTTGCGTCTGACGCTCCTGAGAAGACAACCGCTGTTGGAACTGATTCGCCCGCATCTGCTGGTTCTGTGCATCCAACTGCAACTTCGCCTGATCGATCTGATCGTCCGCCTGCGCCTCTTGTGCGCGTTGCTGCAATTCCGCTTCCTTGAGCTGTACCAAAGGATCGGGGGCCCCGGCTCCTGACAACTCGGCAGACATCTGCTTGACCTGCTGCAAGCCCTCCGCAACAAACTGAGCCGTAAGCTGCTCCAATTGTAACATTTGTTCGTCCGCAGCCATCGGACCGCCTTGTTGCTGCATCATCTGCATCATTTGCTGTTGAGCCTGCTCCTTCGCAGCAATCTGCACATGCTCCATAACGTGTTTCTGCAAATTAATCGCCAAAGGCGGCATCTGAGAAACCATCGGTGTCGAACCAAATACCAAGTGTGCCGTAATGTGCGCCTGATGGTTCTGACCCTCAAACGCCGTCAACGGCAACTGATCCAACGCATTGATGTTTTCCTGCGCCGGATCAAGAGGCTCCGGTATCTCCGCAGGCGTCGCCTTCATCAAACGATCAATATCGCTAACACCCAAAGCCTCATACATGTCACGGAATACCTCGTGCATGTTGTGTATCTCAGGGGCTTGGGCCGCGAGCTGTAATTTGGTCTGCGCGAGCATAATACGCTGCGACTGACTAAATACATTCGGATTGCTAACCGGTATTACATCCACACGATCATCAAAATCCTGCGCCATAATCGTCTGATCGCCACCCGCAATCGAATACGGATACTCCTGCGGCAAACTCTCCGACATCACACGAGCTAGTATCTTAAACTCCTGACGCATCGCATAGTGCAATCTCTTATGCACTGCGCTCATGACCCGCGAGCCTTGTTCCATCATCGCAATGGTCGTGCCAACAGGTGCCTGTTGATTGCCGTCACCAACCTTCAAATCAGTGATCGTCGCAAATCTCTGCCCAGCCTGAACCACAAAACCCAACAAATTAAACAGTGTCTGGTCCGGACCCTTAAATGGCAGCGGCATTAGGCTGTCACGAATAGCCCCTCCGGGTGCGTCCACGTCTCTGAACTCACCGGGCTGCAACGGATCATCGTCATCCCTGATCCGTAGTCCACGGGCCTTGAAACCCGCTGGGAGATTGGACAACGTACCAGCATCGATCAACTGTCGCAGTGCCGCCGTGGCAGTTCGTGACAAACCGCCAATGGTATGGATAAGACCCAAGCCGTAAAAGCCAAAACCGGGCAAGAATTTAAAGTGCGTAAAGTACGCAATCTTCTTCTTTAACTCGTCCTCTTCGCGGTAATTCCGACGAATAGACAAAATCTGACCATTATCCAGCGACATTGTGACAATGTAAGGGACCCGAATACCTGTTGGTTCGCCCTCATCGTCAAGCTCTTCATACCCCTCAAGGTCCAAATCAACGTGGCACTCAAGGATTGTACAGTCATAATCAATCTGAGAAGGCTCAATACCGTCAATCCGGTCAATAGCATCCTCAACTTCATTCAATTCCCGCTGCGCAGGAATAACTTCAACGTCCAAATAAACGCCCGCCAACTGACGCTTGCGCAAATCATTCAACGGCATACGCACAACTTGCGTAATATTAGGACATGTTTCGAGGTCCGCGGTTTCATATGGAACAACCAAGTTCTCCGCAGGGACAAACTTGGATACCGCACGACCTAGCGTCTCGTCATAATAAGTCTTCTTAAACGTCGAACCAGCAAGCGGCAGATAGAACAACATTTGGTCCATATCTGGCGTGTATTCCTCCATCACATTCGTGATGTAGTAGTTCATAAACGTTCTTACGCGCTGCGACTGAGCAACCTTGGCGCTCGTCTCGTCGCCCATAACAACAGTACGGACAGGACCCGCAGGAGGTAACAATTCATTAAACGCCTGCGCCTGAAACTGCGTCGCAGCTTCCGCCAATAACGGATGAGTCACACCAGAGGCTCCACGGAATGGCTGCGTCCGCTCCTCATAGTTAAAGCCCAAAAGCTCCAAACCATCCTTATACGCGTCTTCCCAATCCTGACGGCTTGCCTTGTTAGCGTCGTACTCGTCCAACAACTCACCAGCAATCCTTGCCAGCTCACGGTCCGGCATCTCTTCCGCCAAGTTAGCATAAAAATCGTCATTCACGCCGCGCTGATCCTGCGGCTCAAAGTCAATCTCTACCCCACCGTCCTCAGTCGGGTTAATTCCAATCTCACCGACGTTCTCAGCCTGAATCATCGCCATAACGTCATTCTGTGCCTGCGGCAGCTCAATCTCCAGCTCCGCCCGCAACTCATCTTCGTTGAGCTGAGTAGGAACCGCAGTCTCCATCAAACTGCTCTGGTATCCATTACGTGGTTCAGCCATCCGCCGCCTTTCCAAAACTAATAATACATCCGCACTCTAGCAGAGTTTTGCTCATCTTCCCAGTCATCTGTTGGTAACTGCACAAAATTTCCTTGCCTATATCGCATAAGTGCCTGCGTCATGCTGTCAACCAAGTCGTCATGCTCACCATTCGGAAATGCAGCAACCTCCTCAACCAACTCATCCGCCCAAGTCTCGTCGGGGACCCAAACCATCCCCGCCTCAAACAAGGGCGACACACTGTGAACCCGCGTCACCTTGTCATTACCTCGACTCGGCGTGAAATTCACAACCGGTATACCCATGTTCCGCAATTCATGCGTCAAAGGCATACCACTCGCCTTCGCTTCAATTATCACAGTATCCGGTTCCCAAAAATTGTAAAGGTCCAAGGCGCACTGCTTCAATTCCGGGAAATCCCATCTTCCCTTCTTACTGTCCAAAAGTATCAAGTTAGGACCCGAACCACCTTCATTCGGATAGAATACCCCCCACGTTGTGATAGCCGAGTAGTCGCTCGTCTCCCGCTTGCTAAACGCCGTATCGTAACTCTGGATAACATACTCCAACTGAGGGACCGTATCCCGCTCCCAAGTCCGCCACCACTCACGCTTAATGATCGCGTTCTCCTCACCAGTAGGATTTTGCTGATACTGCGCGTTCCACTTACTCGGAGGAATAGATGCGCGGACCGCGGTCAAATCCTCAAGGCTCCAAAACTCAGGCCAACACGGAGTCCCATCATCAAAAATTGCCGGTAACTCAACAACCTCCCACTGATCCGCCAACGGGTCCTTTGCCATCGCCCTCAATAACTGCCCCGTCATGTCCTTCTCAGACCACCTAGTCTGAACCAAAACAATGCTCCCACCCGGCTGCAAACGCTGACGAGGTCCACCCGTGTACCAATCCCAAGCATCATCAAAACCACTATTGCTCATAGCAGTCTGCTCCGAATGTGGGTCGTCAATAATCACCAAGTCACCACCACGACCAGCCAAGTTACTCCCAACACCAACAGCGTAATACATACCACCCTTGTTCGTGTCCCATCGACCACTCGCCTTACTGTCCGCAGCCAGCTTAACCTCCGGGAATATCTCACGATACTCGTCGCTCTCAATCAAATTCTTCGTCTTACGACCAAAATTTACCGCCAGCTCAGTCGTGTGCGTCGCCTGAATGATCTTCTTGTTCGGCATACGGCCCATGAACCACGCAGGAAACAAATAACTCGCAAACTCACTCTTCGTGTGCCGCGGTGCCATGTTAATAATAAGTCGTTTTAGGTCGCCTTTTGCGACTCTATCCAACTTTTCAGCAATGATCCGATGATGACGGCCCGCGATGAAGTCAGGCCAAACTGTTTTCACGAAAGTTAAAAAATCATCTTGGCACTTCTCGTTCTTCTCAAGCTGCGCCAACCGCAGCTCAAGCTTCAATTTCTTCTCTTCTAAAGCAGGATTACTAGCTATATTCATAGGGGTCCCTAGCTAACTTTTCATACGCAGTTTTTCACGAATGTTTCACGTGAAACATAGCACGTAATGTATGCGATTTTAACCGCAAATATACAACAGTTAAACCTCGTTCAAAAAATCACGTAATTATTTGCGAGAAACATGGCCCTAGCCACCGTGACACGACCGCGGGGGCGGGTGCCGTGCGGCGCGGATTTTGGCGCGTTTTCTGCGCTTTTTGACCCGATATGCGGGGGACCCTGAACGTAAATAATGACCCGGCGTTTGCGGTGCTGGGAACATCCGCCGCGGGGATTGATGACCGATCCGCTGCCCGATCCGTTGGCCCTCGGCCCGCTGCCCTCGGCCATTGCCCGCGGTTAATTTTCACGGGCTGGGCTGCCCGATCCGCTGCCCGATAACTGCCGCCAACTGGCCCACGATCCGCGGCGCGGTAGGTTTCGCCCACGGTGCAAGGGGCGCGGCCCGCCTTATTTAACTGTCAAACACTGGGCATAAAAAAGGCCCGCACAATGGCGGGCCGTGTCGTCGTTTGGGGTTCTGGTTTATTCTAGCGTTATTTTGAATTTGGCCTCATATTGCATAAATTCGCGCACTGCGTCGTTGATGTCGTCTTCGCTTGGGATATCGTCAACGCGGTCTTTCATGTCTTCAATGTCGCCTTGCATGTCTTCAAGGCGTTCATCCATCAAACGATTAACCATGCCCTCCAGTTCGGGCCGAATGATTGACAACAATGCGGCGGCGGCGGCGTCGCGTTGTTCGCAAACGGCGTTGTAATTTGCTTCCCGCGCTTCCGCTCTGGTTTCCATTTCCGCGGCGCGGTCTTTCCATTTTTGAACGTCCGCGCTTGTTTCGTTGATTGTCTTTTCTAGTGTCCAACCATAATCACGCAAGTTTTTAATATCGTGCGCGGCCATGCGAACATCCTTTTCCGTAGCGTTGTCAGATAGATTTATAAGTTGATCGGGGTTTGTGTGTAGTTCGATCATGTCGATTTTCTCCGTAGTTAAAGATTAAGGGCTTGCCCGCCCTGCTGCGATAATATGCGATAACTTTATAAAAAGTAAAGTAGGAACAAAAAAGGCGGCCAATGCGGCCGCCCTCGGTTGTCGTTTGGTGGTCTGGATCAATCGAACCGCGCGACCTTAAAACGCCCTGTTTTTGTCTCGACTACCGCGGCAACGCCGTAATCGTAAACATAACAGAAAAACTTGCCCTCAAAACCGAACCGCGCAAGCGGTTCCATGTCTGGGTCGTCGTCGTTGGTGGCCTGATAAACGCCGCTATCTGTCACGTGTCCAGACCATGCATATTTAAAACCGCCAAACCCGTAGGCCTCATCCATTGCCTCGCAAACGTTCTCTAACGTCTGGGGGATTTCGGTGTTGTTGGTTTCGATACATGCCGCGCAAAAGAAATCGGGAATAATCCCGCACGCCTCAATAATATCGGCGGGCACTGCCGCGCCAATGTCAGGGTTGCGGGTGGGATTTAAAACGCGATCAAGCAAAATGTCGCTTGGGCGGAAATGTGTTTGAATAATATTGGTTGCCATTGTGTGGCCCTCCGTAGGTTAAAGTTAACGAGGCTTGCCCGCCTCATCTGCGACTATATGCGATAACTTTATAAAAAGTAAAGCCCCAACAAAAAAGGCCCGCACAATGGCGGGCCAGTCTATAAGGCGGGGCGGGTGTTTATGCTGTGACCTTGTCCAACAATGCGCCCGCCTTGCGTTCAACTTCTATCCGCGCGTCCTGATGCGGAACATCGCGGGCAATCGCTGTTATCGCTTGCGCTGCATCCCAAACGGTTTCAACGGGGCGGCCTTCCTCTTGCAAGTGGCGGGCATTTGCTGCCTTAGCCATGCGACCAGATAGGCCCGCGCGTTTGGTCAAGAAATCCAAACGTTCGTCATCATCCGCCGCAATCTTGGCCGCCTTCGCTGCCTCGACCCCTTCGACAAAAGTTGCGGTCGAACCATGTGCGAAACTTTCAAGGGCGGGGCGGGCCTCATATGCAAAGCGATCTGGCGCAAATTTTGTGTGACGAATTTTAATTTCTTGGAAATTTTCAACGCCCCATAAATTGCGGTTCATGCAAACGCCACGCAAATACATCGCCGCAATGCCCGCGGTTTTGCTGCCTGTTTCGCTGTTCCATGCATAGAACCCGCGGAACATTAAATCAGGTTCGCCGTTCGCAAGCTTGCCGACTTCGATAGGGTTGCGATCATCCACCAAGAAAACAAAAACATCACGATCCGACGCAAACAAGGTTGTTGTTTCCATGCTCACGGGGATTTCTGGATCATAAACGGCCAAGCCATTGCGCGACCCAGTCATCATGCCCGGCACTTTCCAACGGCCGCCGCTTTCCTCAACTAGATTTTTGATCGGTTCCAAAATTTCCCAATCGTAAATCCGCCCATAATCTGGACCAGTAGCGGCCCGCAATTCGCCGCCGCCAATATTCTGCGACCCGTATACCTTAATCAATTCTTTGCCGCGGTTGTGACGCAATCCCCACTGGATGCAATCCGCCGCAATAGGTGCGGGCAAGTCTTTAAGGTATCCCGCGGGTGCCCCTGCCAGTTGTGAGATTTGACCAAACGACCAATTGGTGGGCGTATGTAAATGCTCACGGCGGTTGTCATCAGTGTATTCAATAAAGATATTCCCGCGACTGGGGTTGTCGTGATCGACGTCGCCAACAATTTTCATTCGATGCGTATCGACCACGGTCGATTGCATTTGGCGGGCATCCTGTTTTTTGAACGTCAACATGTCATCCAGTGACAAAAATTTCTGATCGTCTGGACGTGAAAACCACTGTGAAGAAACTGCGCTGTTCCCGATTCCATGCGCAAAAGCGTTAGTTGTGTAAGTCATGTCATTAACTCCGTAGTAAGACAAAATAAAACGGGGCAGGATTACCCCGCCCCGATGTTATCGCATAAACTCGCATATAATAGCAAGCTAATTTTTACAAAAGTTATTCCGCGCCAATGTCGCCCGCAACATGGTGGCGGATGATCGACCGCGGCGGCAATGATTTTGCAAACCGCAAAAGCTTTTCGCCGTCGGTTTCCTCTTGTTCCCCGTTCGCGGTTTCGTTCCACCAAATACGACAGTTGCCCGCATCCGCATAGCATCCGCCGCGGGTTTCTAAATCGGCGGCCTTTTTCTTGCTAGGACCATGCGCAGTAAAGCCAATAATATAATTACGATCTCGACGCGCACATAATGGATCGCCGTTACCACACTGGGCGCAAGATATATCGCGATATTCTGCGGGGCATCTTACAATGGTTTTCCCGTGGGGTGCTGCTGTTTTGCGACCGTGCCAAAATGTTTCGGGCACGACAACCACCGTCGGAACATATTCGGCCGCAATGTTGGCGTTTTCTAAATATTCCGTCGAATAGTTTACAACCGTCTTGCCCTCCCAGTGATTTCGAAACCACTGGTTCCAGTGAAAATGCGTGTAGGTAAACGAGACGCCCTTGGGGGGTACAGCATCCAACAACGCGTCAAAATATTTCCAATCTATTTCGGCCGCGCCTTTACCACTGCAATTCATTTTGCAATCGCTTGGGCAAGTTGCGTATTTCTCGCCACTGCCCGCCCGATAAGTTACCGCGATGCCCGCGGTTTTTTTGGCCCGACTAATTTCTACAGTCTTTAACATGGTTTGCCCTCCGTAGGTATAAGACATGTCGCATATTATAGAACAAAGAAAAGCCCGCGGTCAAGCGGGCTAATTTTTTATTTATTTACGACGTCTGCGGATGCGCTGTTTCGGTCGTTTCATCGGTCGGGCGCGGCGTTGTTTCTGTTCAAACTCCTGCACTTTGTCGGGGCCGTGTTTTAGATATGCCCACAATTTTGCAAACAATACCATCATTCCCCCCAGTCTTTTTGGTCGCCATTGTTTCGCGCTCTAATATACCCCGCTTTATATGCGTTGACTTCCGCCAAGGTCATATCCGCCTTTCCTACGCGGTCGGTCGTATACGTCGCGCCTTTGTAATAGTGGGGATCAAAATCCCGACCATACCAATAGTCTGCTCCGCCTCGGTCGAACGGTCCGCCGTGTCTATCGTCGTAGGTTCTCATGCGCCCGCCCTCTCAAATTTTGGCAAAACTTCTTTTCTAAATTTGTCTGCCAAATCGATATAAAACGAACCAAATTCCTGATCCATTACTTCTGCCAAAGGTGGGATTGCATCGTTGGTCTTTCCTCCGTTCTGGTCAACATATTCCTGCGACCATACATGAATGTGATGTAGGATAAAATTCTCCAACTGTTCTTGGTTCAACGGTAACTGCTTATGCATCTTTCATCTCCTTCAGCACTGCCTTCACCACCACTCGGTACGCGTTCACATCTGCAAGATCATCAAACTCGCAACCCCCAGTCACAGAGTTCACATCGTCAACAGTGTACGCAGCGCACCAATAATCCAAATCCGCAAGGTGATTGCTCAAGATCGCAATCGCCTCCTGTCTCAGTTGATCACGCATTTTGTTTCTCCACCAAAATTTCCATGACTTCGTAACTATCGTCTTCTGACAGGGCATAAGTTTTGCGGTGGCCTTCGCCCTCACAGGCAAGTTTGTACGCGTGGTCTTCGTCATAGGCTTCGACTTCGTAAACCGCTGAAGACGTGTAATGACGGATCACCTCAAACTTTTTCTTTTGCGGTTCGGGTGCGTCCGCTGACATTTTTTCCAAGTGGTCTAACAACGGTCCCAACACTGTTGAGTCGGCGACCTGAAGAATGTGCTTCAAAGCTCTCGCTTCGTCCGCGTCCACAAAGAAACAAAGTTTATCCATCTGTAAATTGTCCATCTCATTTCCTCCGTAATTTAAAGAGACTATGCGATGTTATGCGATCCTATGGGACTAATCAAGTCAAAAATTACATTCCAGTCTGGATCACCCTCACACTCGAATAAAGGCTCAACGTCTAAACCCTCCAGCTTCAAATCCATTGCTGCGTTTGCAGGATACAAAAATACTTTTTGCGGCATCTTTTTGGTTTTCTTTTTCAGGACCAAAACCCACGCACTGGCATGAGCATGGTTAGAAAGCCACGCGACTTGGTGCGGACGCAGATCGACTGCACGACCACCTGTCGCTTTCAATTCTACAAAGTGAAAGTCGCCTTCTTCGTCACACAACAAAACATCAGGAACCCCGGGCATCGCCCACGTTTCAAGCCTAGTTGGGATGATCTTCCTCGTAGTCTTCTCCAGCCCCGTCTTCATCATTCGCCAGAAGTCTGACTCTCGCTTTGTCGCGGTTGCTGGAATTTGTCTGTCCTTCGGGAGTAACGTCGATAGTGATCGGGGCATAGCTCTGCTTTATTTCCTCAAGCGCCTTTAGCACGTCATCTTTGCTCATGCTGTCGATACTGCCGTGGCGGATTTCTGACTTACTTACATAGATGTCGCCCTGCGCTTGCCCCCGTCGATACTCAGCTTGGACGGCTGCTGAGTATGCGCCGTTTTGCAATGCCATATCACGGATGGTTTGCAAATCTCTTAAATGGCGTTGGTACGTCACGCCAAACTTTTCATCCAGCTCTGCTCTGTACGCTTGGATTGCGTTCACAACATGCGGACTAATGTGTGGGTTGGTTAGCTCATACGCCCGAGTGTGAGCAGATGAGGCAGGATAACCAGCGTTGATTGCTGCTTCCCGCATTGTAATCTGTCCGTCCTTAGAAACCAATTCTTTTACAAACAGTTCCTGCTTTCGGGTCAGTGGTTGTGCCTTCGTTGCTCTGGGTCGCCCTGCTTTTCTTTTCTGTACAACAGGTGTGGATTTGGCGACATCCCCTTGTTTTCTTCGAGCCACTTTATTCTCCAGTTAATAAGCGGTAGTTTCCTTAAATTAACCCTTCTTTATATATATAGCCAGAAATATTTTTTTTATTTTTTTTTCGTCAGACCCCCCTTAACGCACTTCTGCCCTTTCTTGGTTACATAAATTTTGGTTACGTTACACTTTTGTTTTTCTATTTATGAAACTTGTAAGTCTATATATATAAAAGACTTTTTGCTGAAAGTTACACGGTTACACCGGTTACGGGCATTTTCACTTTAAAATATTTTTTCTATTTTCAGCTCTATATATAAAGGGAGACGTTTAATTTGTTCCCCGAGCCGCGGTCCGTGGGTCGTGATCCGCGATACATCCACCTAGAACGGCGGCTCTTGCCCATCGTACTGTGGGGTCCACGGCACGTGGTCCGCGGGCTTTGAGGGGGGGATGGGGTTTTGTGGTTTACGGACCCCGATCTTGTCGAGGTCCGCTTCTATGTGTGGAGGGAGGGTCAATTCATTTTCTTTCTTTTACGACGTTGTATTCCGCCGTCGTCATCGAAGAAACCATCATCAATCTTATTTAGCATATCGCGGGCTACGTCTCTAAGTTCGTCTCCTGTTTCTGCCATTTCGATGTTTTCTTGCCAAATAGCTTTGGTTTGTAATTCTTTGAGCAGATCGCCCATTGAAGCATGAATTTGCTCGACCATGGAATGTTGGAACTCGTATGAGTTACTTTCGAACTCTGGGTCGAAGTCGAACCTGACAGTTAGGAAAGGTTCTCCGTCTTCCATGTTTATTGACGTGTGGATTTTCATTGTTTCCCGAAAAGGTTTTGTGATGTTTGTTGCTTCGGGGAATAGGGTGGTTTGTTCAGTCATTTTATTACTCCATTGTTTAGACATTTATTATACGGATCGTCTCACCTTCACCAAGAGTTTATTCTTCGTCGTCATCGTCTATGTCCCATAGCTCGGCCTGTTCTGGTTCGAGGGCCGGTTTTTCTGTGACGGCAAGGATGTACGTTGTATTGAAGAGGACGGCGACATCGTCTTCGAGTTGGATTCGTAGTCCGTGCATTTGGTCCCATTCCCAGTGTACGACGTTATTGTAGAGTACGGTTGGGTTTGGTGATTGTGCTGACGGAGCGAAGGTGACGGTTATGTCGAGCAGTTTATCTTCAGTCATCACTCAACCTCCAACTGTCTATGTCAACCAGACCCTTTGTTGCATCACGAATAGATTTAGCGTGTAAGACGTTTGGTATGGTTTCCCCTTTCATGTAACGGCTGATTGTGGGCTGCGATATTTTAGTCAATTCGCTCATTTTTCTTTGAGTAATCTTATGCGCTTTCATGTATGCATCTAAAGTCCATTTAGCGTTTATGTCTTCAGGCAGTGCAAATGGGTTTTTAAAGGTCGCTGGGGTTTTCTTAACGATATACTCCTGCTTTCTCGGCACACTTATTTTTCCTGTCTTTGGTTTTGCTGTCAGCATTTGTTGTTGCAACGATATCATTTGACGTTGCGCTTCCATCACATTCTTCTGACATTCGATCACATACCTTAAATCATTTTCTGTCGTCATTTGTTTTCCTCATATTGTTCCGCGAGGCTTTCGCCTATGTTTTTTGCGGTTTCTTCATCGACGAAGGTTGCTCTGGTCATTGGCTTGGTGCGGAAGAACCCTTTGTACTGCGGGTTGTAGTGCATGAATAGCCGAGCGTAGAGCGCGATGAAGTCGTTAGAAATTTTGTAGTCGTCTCCGGTGGTGACGATCATTGTCTCCCACCGGATGCGATTTACGATTAGCCAAGCTGACAAGCGTGTATGTCCACGTTCGATAGCTTGGAAGGTGAAGCGTTCGAAGAGTTTGTAGAACTCTGGATTTTGTTTATGCCACGCCCACCATCTTTCTTTCAGGTCTTGCTTCATGTGAATAGCATGACAGCTATACCAGCTAACAAGGCTCCTACTATGGCTTGAGCTATATAGCGTTTTGTTTTGGAAGGCTCCTCGACAGGCTCGAAATCATAAAGGTCGTTAGCACCTTCGTTATAACGTGCGGCATCATCTGGCTGCAAAGCTTCTTTGCCAAACAAGGCATTGAGCCCCGGTTCGAGTTCCGTGGCGAGTTCTTTTGCGGTAACGGGCGCTTGTTTTAGCTTCTTGGTGCTTTCCTTCAAATCCTTGACGGGCTGCTTGAGCCATTCGGGGTCGTTGCCTTTGAGGAGCCAACCCATGACTTCGCCACGTTCCCAACGGTTAACCTTGTTTGGTCCCTGCTTGTTGGTCGATTTGACTTTCTTGGGTTTTGGAAAGGTGCCGTTCTTTACGCGACGGTAAACTGTCGGTTTAGATATTTTAGCTATTTTGCATACTTCGTTGATGTCGATTAAATCTTTCATGTGTATCTCCATAGTTGTAACACTATGAGATCATATGCGAGGCTATGCGATGTTGTCAATGGATTTCGTCATTGCCCGGATGGGAGACGACTGTCGTATCGATACTGAATGCAGCGTTAGTGATGCAAGATGAGAGCATACCCATTGCGGTTGGTGTATCGGGAGATATGGCAATGAGGTGCGTTATGATTGTTGTGAGTGCCCCGCCGAGGGCGGGAGCTGTCTGCAATCCCATAGCTTCAAACTCTTGCAGCAGTTCTGTGGTGCAGTCTACTGCGCAGACGAAATCTTCTTTAGCTTGTTCAGCCTGTAAGGATGCGCTGCCACGCTTTTTCGAGTTCATATACTTTCAACTTTTTTACCTCTGGTTCCAAGGTAGCATCTTTTTCTACAGCCGTCATTTGTTCATTAACGGCGGCGTTTACTTGACGCACTGCCCAGCCCCAGTCAATTTCGTTCACTCGCTTTTCGGCTTCCATGTATCTACCTCCGCATACCATTTGCCGTTACGGCTTTCACAAACTTGTACGTTAATCCACTCGTCTGTCTGACCCGTGAGCCACGAGGCGAGGTCTTCTCTTTTAATACTGAGATTACATTTTATCCAGTCGGGAGCGTTGTCGCGTGGTTTTTTAGCCATGAGGCCATCGACGAAGACTTTTTGATTTTCCATGATTTACTCCTTTGGAAAGAAATGCCCCCAGCCGGGGGCAACCGAACTGGGGGCGATGTCTCTACTACGGAGCGTGGCTTCAAGACCCGAGCCACGAGAGAGACTTTACCCCACATATATGCGATAATCAACACTTATTCGCATAGATCGGGTGGAATTTCTGCATTTTCCGCAGAATCTTGGATCACGAGCTTACATGTATTGCACTGCCGTGTAATCCTTTCTTTATTCATTTCAATGACTTGCAAGTATTGGTCGCATTTCGGGCAATGATTTTTCATCAGACGCTTGTGGACTTCACCCGCGTCGCTGTTCCAATCGCTCATCGGTTACTGCCATGTTGTTGTTAGCTTTGTACTCATCGAAGACAAGGCGAAGCTGCCCACCGATGGTACGCCCTTCAGCTTTAGATAGTTCTTTGATCTCTTCATACACTTCTCGCGGTACGAGGATACTTTTCCAACGTGTTGTGTCCATAAACTCTTTCTCCAGTTGCCCGGCATGTCTACGATATTATAAGATGATATACAAGATTGCAAGAAAAACGGGTGTTTCAATGAGCTATGTACTCTTCGGACAGATGTCTGATCCAAACATTGCCGCGGTCCGCGAATACTTTGATCGTATTGTTGAGGGTGCGATTGGTCGTGCGATTCGGGACAAGTTAGCGCCACCCTAGCGCCACCCGTAAGTCATTGGAAATAAAATCGGAATAGTTCTTAGCCGATATAAATGAGGGCAAGTTAGCGCCACCCTCATTTTCCCAAAGAAAAGCCCCGCCGAAGCGGGGCCAGTTGTTGAGGTCAGGCCACAGGCGTAGCCGACGAGCAGTATGGAGTTGCTATTTCGCTTCGCCCCATGAGGGACCGATTTCCACGTCACACTTTGACGGTACTTCAAGCGGAACAGCGTTAACCATAATTTGCGCTATTTCGTTTGCTTCGTCAACATTTTTAACCGACATAGCAATTTCGTCGTGGATTTGGATCATGGGTAAACGCCCAGTCTTGTAGATATCCACCATTGCTTTCTTGGTCATGTCGGCTGCGGATGCTTGGATCAAGCGGTTTAGAGCCTTGTAAGTGTAGGCCCGCTTTAATCGCGTGGTCGCGCCGTAGGTATCGATAGCTTCTTTGTAAGGCAAGGCTTTGTTCATCTCAAACGTGTCCGGCTCCCACAGGTCAAAGCGGCACTTACGCCCAAGGATAGAGCGCAGCGATCCGCCAGACGATTTGTCGTTTAGCCTGTTGGTTACGCCGTTCATCAGACCTTTCACAAACGGAACGCGTGTGTGGTACTGCTTAACAATCGCTTTGGCTTCTTCGACGCTGATGTCTAGCTGGTCGGACAGCTTGTTTACGCCCATGCCGTACATCATGCCAAGGTTAATTGTCTTGGCCTGCTTACGCGGGATGTTCGCCATCTCTGCAACCATGGTATGGAAATCCGTACTCGGGTCGTTGTTGTATGCTTCTACAAACTCTGCCGCGCCCTCCAATGGTAGGTTGCGCATTTTGCCATAGACGTGTGCGTAGTGGGTCAGGATGCGTGGTTCCTGTTGCGAGAAGTCAATGGCTGCCCACTGGTCGCCCTCTTCTGGCAGGAACAAACTGCGGATCAAGGGACCAAGCTCTGGGTCGCGGGCCGGGATTTGTTGCAGGTTGGGGTTGGACATTGAGAACCGCCCACTGACCGTGCCGCCATCATCTGACCTGATTTGGTTGATGTGTGCGTGGATGCGCCCGTCACTGTGGCAATGCTTCATGATGCTGTTGATGAACGTGCCTGACGTTTTATTCAGGTTCCGCGCTTCGACAACCAGCTTTGCGAGCGGGTGTTCGTTCTCTTGTAAGAACGCTTTAGTGAATGACGGTGCGCCTTTCTCTGTCTTTGGATAGACTATGCCGACACTGTCGAATGCTTTGGCAAGCGATTGCGCTGCCCAGATTTCTACGTCACTACCTGCAATGTGTTTGATCTGCGCGTGTGCTTCTTTCTCGCGCTTGAGCAGACCGTCACGGACGCGCTCTACTTTGTCCAAGTCTACGCGAACGCCACGCATGGTCATGTCTACCAGACAAGGCAGTAGGTCCAGTTCGAGGTTTGCGATAGGCCACAGCTCTTCCTTGCCAAGCTGCACAGAAAAGTACGACCAAAGCTCAAGGGTTAACTCTGCATCAGCCTGTGCGTAAGGGCCGACATACATGGCGGGCATCTTCCACATCTCGGCCTTTGGGTCGATTCCAAACTCACGCGCGGCTTCGACAAGGGCTTTCTCTGATTTGGTTTTGTTTAGGTGGTCATAACAAAGCGCATTCAGGCTGTAGCTGAAACGGTTTTCGTCCAGCAACGAGGCGACGACCATTGTATCGATGATGCGTCCGTTAACCTCAAACCCTTCTGCTTTGATCCAGCCCAAGTCATACTGGGCGTTGTGCATGATCTTGTCTGCGGGACACTCGAATACTTTCTTCAGCCACCGCCGCACAATCTTTTCGTCTAGGTTACCACCGCCGAGGTGTTTGACAGGCAGGTAGCCTGCCCAGTCATCCACGGCGATAGCATAGCCCACGATGTATCCATCTTTGGTGGGCCAGCCCGGTCCGTTCTGCTTTAGGTTTGGGTCCTTGGTTTCTACGTCAATTGCAATGCGCTTGGCTGACGTTATATCAGGTAGTTCTAATGGAGGCACCCATTCACTTTTTGGAGCGAACATTGCCATTTGTAGTCCTCGTGCCATTCCGAGCATCCTCTATGATTTGTTCGGTACTACGGTTTTGTAATGCTACAAATTCTGCTCCGAGTGCCGTGTATCCTGCCTTATCAACCCATGAGTCTTCATGGTTGATTGTTTCTAGCAGACGACTTGTCTTTACCCAATCCATCATTAGGGCCACGTGGGCCGGGGTTAGGTAGCCGGGGTCGTTGAGTGCCCCGCGTAGGATGATGTTCCAGCCTTCTGCTATGCGACCATGGTTGTCGTATGCGTCACCATAGTCTTTTGCGCGGTCGCCGCTGATGAGATTACCTGCGGCGTCCAACAGTTCTTGTCTATTCATTAGTGTACCTTCCCTTCATATCCAGTCAGAACGAACTTCTGAAGCTCATGGTCCCACGTAAAGTGAACAGCGGGGATGTCTTCATCCTTTGTGTTTGGATGTACCTGTTGTTTGATTTCGTCCTGCGTCATTAATTTGTATTCATCGTAGGTGATCTTCTTCATCTTCGTCATCCTTTGGGTAATAAACTTCTACGTGGCTTCGGCAATTAGGACAGTGGAAATAGGTCACCATTGCATATTTATCTGCTCCGGGTTCCCACTCCTCTAAGTCACTATCGCTGTTCCAGATCAACGGAGTTTGGCAGTGCCAACAATTCATAGGTCATAGCTCCTTGAGACATCTTCAGCATCGACGATAAACAGGTTTTGCTTGGTCCGTGTGACGCCGACATAAAACACACGGTGCATATCATCTGGGTTAATCCGCATTTCTTCGTCTGCGGCTGGACTGAGGTCCGTGAACAACACAACGTTGTCCGCTTCACCGCCCTTTGACCCGTGGATCGTGGACGCCGTGATGCGAGGGATGCCATTGAACTTTTCGCCACGGCGCAACAAGGCTGTTATGTAGGCCCGATCTGTTTCAGGTAGCTTGTCCATGGCTTCGGACCAGATCATTGAGTTATCGATTAGCAAACCGTAGTTGGCGCGTAACTCGTCCAGTTTTATTAGATCGTCATCATCCAGATTAGGCAGCTTTTTGAAGCCTCGTTTGACGCGATCACCTACCGACATGAAGCTGTAAATCTTACGAGCGGTCGCACCGGAAACTTCGTTTCCTTTACGCAACTGCTCCCAACCATTTACGGCATCAGAAATTTTTTCACTGATGCTACGATGTCCGCGGTACGTGAACAGATAACCGTTTGATTTCAAGTCGTTAGCTACTGGCGTTAGCTGGTATCCTGCCTGCGACAAAATAAGCCAAGACCCTTGCGTCATGTCCAAAGAGTTAATAGTGTTGATCCGCGTCACGTTGCCCGGTTCCTCACGGGGTTCGTATTTTTTCGGAAACCTTCGGGCAATGCGACGCACGACACCCTCTGCAATTTTATGTACACGGCTTGGCACCCTGTAAGATTGGGACAGGATTTCTGATCCGCCGGGTAGATTGATGAACTGGTCCACGTCTGCGCCAGCCCAACGGTAGATGGCTTGGTCATCGTCGCCTGCGGCATACATGCGGTTGGAGTTGGTATCCAGTATGTGAGCAATGTCCCACTGCAAGGGGCTTAAATCCTGCGCTTCGTCAAGAAAGCAAAGGTCAAACTCAGGACAGAATTTGCCAGACTGATCGACAAAGGCTTGTAGCATGTCGGTGAAGTCGTAGAGGTTGAGCTTGTTCTTGTAATCCCGCAGGCAGGTATCGACGTAGTTAACTGTGTTCCAGTCTGGTTCGATATTGCTACGATTGTATTGGTCCCGCAGCGACACCTTTCGGAGCCGCGCGAGGTTAATAAGCCCAAGGATTGGATCGTTAGATGATACCATTGTTGGGATGTCATCGTCAAAGTTTCCAGCCTTTGCGCCACCAAGCGATACACCGATGGCCTGACCCAGCTCTTTGTAGTTTTGCTCCTGCATAACCTGCTCTGGACGAATGTCCGTCATGGTCAGCGCCAGCGAATGCAGGGTGCGGAAGTAAATCAGGTCTTTCTTTGGGTCCAGACCAAACCTTGCTGCGGCGCGTTCCTTGGCTTCGTTAGCGGCTTTGCGAGTAAAGGCTAGGAAAGCAATCCTATGAGGATGCGTCCCCTTCTCCAGTGCATCGTCTACCATGTTTAGCAGGGTTGTAGTTTTGCCCGTGCCCGGCGGTCCAAAGATTCGAAACATGTGGGTCTACCTCCTCAATTGCTGCAATCAGCTCTTTCAAGCTGCGCCGACCAAAATTTGGTTCTTTCATTACTTCTTCAGGCGAAACGGTGTCGATGAACAAAAGCAAGTTCAAATCTGCGACACCCATATTCAACAAGGCGTTTCTAACGCGTATCGAAATATCCAGTGCGCCAACCGGCATCTTGCCGTTTGTCTTCCTACTGGCTTCCGCCCAGCGTCTGTGCTTCATCAGGTTTTGTGCTTTGAAAACAATCTGACGAACACGCTCTCGGGAAATGTTATACTTTGCCCCGATGCTATCCAGCGTTCGCTTTTCAACAACGCGCATACGGTAGATAGCCCAATTCCGCTCTCGGTACGGTTCCGTAAAGTCATAGCGGTTTGTTCGAAATACATTCTCCGTCAAAACGGTGCCTCCCCTTGGTTCCCAAACTGTGGTGGGTCGATTTCAATATCTACGCTGTCAAATGCAGGTATTTTCCACACACGTACTGCGCGGCCTTTGATCTTCAGAACAACGCTTTCACCGTTGATGTCACGCAAACGCTGGGCAATCTTGTGGGATTTGTATTCAAAGAACTTGTTCTTACGCAGGAACGCTTCGAAGTCTTTCAGGCGGAAGTATGTAATCTCTTCCTCTTCGTCGGTCCAAGGGCGGCGGAGCAAGATTTCTTCTTTGTCTTGCGCTTGCTGTAAGTGACGGCAGAACTCTTCGAGGTAATCATAGAACTGACCACTGATGCTGGCATCCTGCGCCACTTCTATAATCGCGCTCTCGTTATCGCGCATTTCAGAAAGCAGTGTGCTGATGCGGCTTTCCCATTGCTGGTTGGCAACGGACCGCGGCATGAAGTTAAGTTGCTCCATGCAGATATACTGGAACCGCTTCTGGTTCATCATCGCTTCTGTGTCTAACTCCAGAGGCTCCCCGTTGACGTCCATAAACCACACTGGGGGAGTAGAGTTATACTTTCGCAGGTTCGCGATTGTAGCCCCTGCTACAGCGGCTCCTATGCCATTCTTTCTGGTGCGGCATAGCTCCTTGTTGCAGTAGGCGTTGATTGGAGCGTCGTTGCATTTGTAAGCATAGTCTTTGCGCTGGACCTGCTTGGCAACTATGTTGACCTCCGGCAGTGGAAGCGGCGGAGATAGGTACTCCATATTGTATTTAAGGATTTCGGATTCCCAACTATCTGGATAGGCTTTTCGTAAATAAACCCCGATGTTGAATAACCCATTATTGCGGCCTCCTTCGCTGATTCCCATCTTACAAAGTATCTGTAGACAGGGCGGGCCATCCTTCAGTAGTTCAGTCTCGCCGCTACCTACTACTTGCAGCTTAACAACTTCTTCAGGGGTTTGGACAAATTTATCGTACAATCCGAAAAATTCTTCTATTGACGCGCTGGTTCCGTCATCCAGAAACGCGTAACGCAAACCCTCTTCGTGGTTATAATATGGCAGGTTCAGAAAGTTACCGACATCACCACGGTCCAAGTGTAACTTTACCTGCTTTGGGAATATCTCGCTCTCCCCATAGCCAAGGGCCGCGGACATATGTTGCAGAGCCTTCTGCATGTCCCGGGCTTCTATCCAATCCTTGGTGAAGAGGAAGCAGTGTGCCCCGCCAGACTTTGAGCGGCACACGACGAGCGGCAAATTCAGCCGACGTATTTTTTCTATTAGAAGTTTGTGGTCGAGCGGATACTGATCGATGTCGATGCAGCCCCACTTGCACATGTTATCTTCGTTAATTGGAATGATGCCTAGACCATTCCCCTTGCCCGACAGGTGGTTTTCCCACAGCTTCGCGGTCCGCGGTTCCCGTAGTACGCCCGCTTTACCTTTGGCTTTGCCGTTGGTTCCTGTTTTTTCTATTTTGAAGTAGCCGTAGGCTTCTTTCAGTCCATCAAATATGGACGCAAATTTCTCTAGCATTGGTGCCCCCATACGAAAAAAAAGTGGGGTATACACAAGCGTATATACCCCACGTGACAGTTAGAACGGTGTTGAACCGCCTTCATCGTCCTTCGTATGTTTCACTTCAACATCGCCAGCCAAGATGCTCTCTGCAAATTCCTTTGCACGTGTGTACATACCCGCGTCTTGGATTGGACCATCAAGGCTCATCTCCCAGCCATGCCAAGAACCTTTGGAGTTTTCTTCACCAATGGTCTTGAGGTGGTAAATGTGTGAGAAGCGGGGCGGCGTGAACGGCCCGTTCTTACCTTGCATCTGACGAGACATCATCATGCTATTCCACTTACGCGACTTTTTAAGCTGCGTAGATTTCATTGCAATCAGGGCTGTCTCCGCAGAACCATCCTCCTTCAATACAATCACGAAGTGTTGGTGTGTCTCTTCGATGTAGTCTCCGTCACCGCCAACAACGTAGTCTTTGTTGTCGTCTGACGAACGCTCCGTCTTTGGACGCTCCTCATTAGGTTCGTAAATTGCCACGGGCGCACCGCTACCACTGCCACGTGGTGCCCACTGGATAAAACGTCGCTGGTAAGCACACGGGATTACGCGGATACCCACCTTACCTTTGACGCATTCACCAGTCACGGTGTTGTAAATGTCGCCCTTACGAGCCTCTTCGTTCTCATCCAATACAGGGTCATTACCTGACAGAACTTTAAGGAAGGGAAGAGCCATGTCCTCCTGCCCTAAGTTCTCCATGCCACGGCCTGCGTCGGCTTCAAACATTGATGGATCAAAGGCCGCTACTGCGGTCTGTTCTTTTTTAGCTACTGCTTTTGCTTCGGTCATTATTTTCTACCTTTCTTGATAACTGCGCGTTGACCAACCCATGCTCCGAAAAGCTCCATGGGAAATGCATCCCCTTCTTCCACACGTTCCTTTACGAAAGCGCGTAGCGTCTGCGGGTGTATTTCTGTCTTTTGCTCTGGAACATACCCTTGTTTCTGCGCGAACGCAGCGAAGGCGCTTGCTTGATCGTCCTCTCCACGTCCAAACTGGCACAAGACAGTATTCTTGATAATGTCGTCATACCCGTTGTCACGCAGCCATTCGTAGGCTTTTGGACGATTGTCTACGAGGATTGATGCCCCGTAGGTTTGTTTAACTTCGACTTGTGATCCGTCGTCGAGGCTAAACGAAGAGATGCCAATCTCTGCAAGCATGGCTGGCATATCTTCATCCGTGAGCTTCAGAAGAGCCTTCTTCTCAGCCTTGAGGTCATCCTCTAAGCTTTTGATGCGGTCCTCTTTGTCTCGGATTTGGCGGGCCAAAGCGGCTATTGAGGTAAGCCCCTCTTGGTCTACTTTTTCGACCGATGTCGCAAGCGTATCTTCAAAGTCTTGCTCCATCATCTTCATGATGTCGTCACTCATCGTTTTTCTCCTATCGTGGTTAAAGGCACCGTTCGGGCCTTGACAAAAACAGATAATATCTTATACTCGGCTCTTGTCAAGCAGTAAATTACGGAGAATAAAAATGGGAGGTTTTGAGTTTAAAACCCAGCCTTATCAGCACCAAAGAAATGCACTGAATGATTCGTGGGCCGCGGAGTATTATGCGCTTCTGATGGAGATGGGTACAGGCAAATCCAAAGTAGCCGTAGACAACATGGCTATACTATATGAGCGCGGAGATATAACCGCTGCATTAGTTATTGCACCAAAAGGCGTGTACGACAACTGGGTAAAAGGAGAAATTCCTACCCACCTACCGGACCGCATTAAGCGCAACGTCATGCGCTGGACCCCAAAGAAGACACAACGGTACGAGCAAGAGCTGCGGGACTTTATCTTGAGCAAAGAACCAGAGCTGAAGGTGTTTGTGATGAACGTCGAGGCGTTCTCTTCGCCCCGTGGCGTGGAAGCAGCGCAGGCTTTTCTGTACCAGAACAAGAAAAACATGGTGATTGTGGACGAAAGCACGACCATCAAGAACCGCAAGGCGCAGCGCACAAAGAATATTGTAAAGCTGCGTGAGCTGTCGAAGTATCGTCGCATCCTGACAGGATCACCCATTACAAAGTCGCCAATGGACTTGTTTAGCCAGTGTGATTTTTTGGAAGAGAAGTGCCTTGGCTTTAACAGCTACTTTGCTTTCCAAGCCCGGTACGCGAACGTACAAAAGCGCACCATGGGACACCGCAGTTTCCAACAGATTGTAGGCTACCGTCGGTTAGACGAGCTATCTGACAAGCTGGACCGCTTCAGCAACCGTGTTTTGAAAGAAGACTGTCTGGACCTGCCAGACAAGGTGTATATACGCCGTGAAGTTCCGTTGACCACGGAGCAGGAGCGTCTGTACGTGCAGATGAAAAAGCTTGCTCTGGCAAAGATGGAAAGCGGCGAGTTAGCCACGACCGCCAGCGTTTTGACGCAGATCATGCGCTTGCAACAAATCTGTTGTGGTCATTTGGCACCAGATGACGAGGAAATTAAGCCCATCAAGAATAATCGCTTGGACGACCTGCTTAGTCTGGTTGAGGAAGTGCAAGGCAAGGCGATTATATGGGCTACTTACTCGTATGACATTGAGCTAATCCGCAAAGAAATTGCCAAGATGTACGGCGAGGACAGTGTGGCGACGTATTATGGGGCGACGCCGCAAGATGAGCGACAAGAGATAGTTCAAAATTTTCAAAATAAGAACCATCCCTTGCGCTTCTTCATTGGTCAGCCGAAGACGGGCGGATATGGGATTACACTTACTGAGGCCAACACAGTCATATACTACAGCAATAGTTATGATTTGGAAATACGTTTGCAGTCCGAAGACCGCGCTCACCGCATTGGTCAGACCAACAAAGTTACCTACATCGATCTGGTGTCCCCAGACACCGTAGACGAGAAGGTTCTAGCTGCGCTGCGTCAAAAGATTGATATCGCAGGTCAGGTTTTAGGCGAAGACGCTAAAGATTGGCTTCGTTAAGCGTTATCTGTGACGGACAGTAAGCATCGGGGTGTACCACAAAGCGTCTTGGGCGCGGTGCATCCTCTGACACATAAGTACAGACTTTGACAAATGTGTTTTCTCCGTCAATCCAATAGTGGGCATAGCCCACCATTATCAAGACGTAGAGCGTCACCCCGGCATCTCGTAAGCGGCGTATTGTTTGTAAAACTCTATGCCGCGGGCTTCTTCCTCTTCAGGCGGGCGCTGCATGATGTTGGGAATAAACGGACGTTCTTGCTTTTCTTGCTTTGGCTCCTGCATTCCAGAGAAGACGCCGCCAATGCCTGACATCAAATATTCGCTTTGTACAGGTTGCGGTGGAACATATGATTCGGTGCCAAACCCTTCTGGACGCAATCTTGGCTTCGGAGACGGCTCCTGACCTTCTTCGCGAATGTAGAAATCGTTCATGCTGGGCAGAATTTCGGCGGTATCTACGCCGTGGATCATAGCAACATAATTACGTGTTTCCTCAAAAGGAGGCACACCGTTATATTTACGCACATTACCGGGGCCAGCATTATAAGCAGCAAGGGCCAAGGGCACTGATTGGAACGTATCGAGCTGTTGACGCAGGTAACGTGCGCCGCCACGGGCGTTTTCGATTGGAACGTTCGGGTCTACACCCAGCTCCGCTGCCGTTTGGGGCATAAGCTGCGTTAGACCGATTGCGCCAGCTTCACTGACAGGTCCTTGGCGACCGCGGTTTTCGGTATACATGAGGCGTAGGAAAAGCTCGGGATCAACGCCTTCTTCCATAGCAATATCTACAGGATCAAAGCCGTAGTCTTCCATGACCTTGGTACGCATGTCGGTCAAGTCTTGTGGCGTAATGACGCCTACTGCTCCACCTTCAGCAAAGAAATCGTCCATGTCAGACGGTAAGCCTTGCGCCTCGTTTATCCGTGCCTGCTCCGAGGTCCGATAAGCTTCAATCTCGGCTTCTGTTCTACCCATGTCACGCATTTTCAGGATTTCGTCTTCCATGGTGCGGTACATGTTTCTGATCCGCATGGCGTCGATTTCTTGTGTAAGATCGGACGGTGTTTCGCGGACCATGTTTAAGTTGCCGGGGTTATCAATCATCTCGTTTCGGTAATTTAATAATGATTCCCTAGCAGAGACGGGGTCCTCGAAATCTTCAAAATATGCTCTCGCATTTGGAAATCTATCAATGCCGTTTGCATCTTTCGCAAGGTGCATCCCACGACGTTGTACTTCCTGTGCTAATCGTACAGAATTTTCTCCATCGTCTACAAGCCGTTGATTGCCCATGATGCTTTCGTACTGAGGTTCAATAAGAGTTTCCAAAGCGTCATCCGGTATGTTCTTAACCGCTTCTGAAAACTCTTCGGGGTCCAACCCAATGATCGCATCAAATACTTCGTCGATAATTTCATATTCTGCGGTTTGTATGGCTTTATTAGCCTCATCCACAGCGGCTTTTTCATCGGGTAACATTCCACTGCTACGAGGGTTGTCTAAAACCTCGTTTACAACTGCATAACCTTCATCTATTTGACGACGAAGCTCTTTGATGTTCGCCACCGCCATATCAAGCGGGTTAATACGTGCTTTTGCCGCCGCTTTCGTTGCTTTGCCCACGGCTTCTGATGCTTCCATGACAATGTCTGGAGCAATGGCTGCAACGCCTGCCGTAGCTGCGGCACCCTTCAAGAAGGCACGACGGCTTGGATCACCAAGTGTATCTTCAGCGACATCCTTGGTTGCACCCGTCGGTGTCAGAATGTCCATCAAAACGGCTTTTGCAGGCTGCTTGGCTGCTGCACCCATGCCAATCATGCCCACTGGCGCAAGGGTTTCTAAGGCCGCTTCAATACCTGCTTCTCTGCGTTGTTCTGGCGTAAGGCTTTCGTCAAACGCACGACCACTGGCTGCCATACCGCGCATGATGCCTTGTGCCGGGTCTAGCGCAGAGGCCAAGTTTATAAACTGACGCCCTTTTTCCTGTAACTCAGGCGGAATGTAGTAGCCTATACCACGACTTGTGTCTTCTACCGCTGCGGCGCGAGCTAAATCTTCTTCTGTTGGAACAGGTGGAGGAACAATACCGCCCTCATCAAAGCCCATGGCAGACGATCCAAATCCTGACATACCTGCCAAACTTACTTCTGGGTTAGACCCAAAGTTTTCACGACCCGCAGTGTAGAATTGACCGGGCGAGGACATAACAGCTTGTGCCGTCGCGCCAGCATTACCACGCCGTACAGCGCGGGCTTCAGCTTCTTTGATAAACGCATCCACGTCGCCTTGGCTAAAACCGGGGTCTTCTGGAGCAACTGGGGCTGATCCGCCTTCAAAGACAGGCGCAGTCCCTACCCACTCGCCGGGAGATGGGGCATATCCTGAATATTGATCGTAGGGCGTCGTGCGGTCAGTCTGGTTCCAAGCAGCAATGGCGTCGTTGTACGCATTAGCTTTCTCGCGCCACGCTTCCAAATCAGCGTTATATTGGTTTACCAAAGCGTTATGGGCGTCCACCTTTGCTTGATATTCGCCCGCTTGCGTTTGATACTGTCCCAACGCCTCGTTGTAGAGATTAATCCGGTTATCATAATCTTCCATGATATTCCGGTCGTATTTGTAATACCGGGCTTCGGGTGATGCGTACTGTAAAATAGACATTTAACCCCTCATTAAGCTGCCGATACCAAGGAGTTCTCTGTCCTCCGGAAATAAAGCCGCGAACCGAGCCCTATCCACTGGCCCTGAAGACTGTATGGGTGGCCTTTGTGGGGCCGCAGAAGCCTGTTGGACGGGACTGGTTGCAGCTCCACCGCCCTGAGTGGGAAGTCGGGCTGGTGGAAGTAGTGACCCTTGCTGGGAACTATCGGGTAAAGCAGGAACCGTGGGCGCTGGTTCGGGAACCGGTAGCCTTTCGGGAGGCGCACCGCTACCGGGCACCTCTTGCTCCAT